TTCATACCCGGATAAATTTTCTTTAACTTTCTATTTTTTTCAGTATCACATATATAACGTCTTGGTGAATATCCTTTGATTTCTTTTTTAGGAAAAACCAATATATCCTTCTTTTCATCAATAAATTTTTTATATATATTATCAGGATCTAATGGTTTTCCTTTTTCTATGTGTTCTGTATAGTTATCATAATCTTTATCTATATTCAAAGGATATTCTTGACACATATTACGAATATACCTACCTTTTATAAATAATGTTGGTTCTATTTTTTCCAATTGTTTTGATTTTACATCTGTTTTATCAGTAATTTTTTTAATTTTCTTTGTTGTATCTTGAAAATTTGGAATGTATAACTTATAAAACTTTGATATATCATTAAATTTTCTATAATATAATTCCATTAAACGTGATAAGATAAATTGAAAATTATTTATACTTTCAAAACTTTTACATTTCAAAATATGTACTCGTATATAAGAATTTTGAGAATAATATTCATCTTCTTCATCTCTATCATAATCTTTATATTTTTCATCTTTTTGTTCTATTATACTAGCTGTTATTTCACCTGTACTTTCATGATAAAAATATAATGTTGTTTTAGATTTTGGAATGGATTTATTTTCCACTAATGTAATGTAATTTTCGAAAATAGGATCCATTAATATTAAATCACATAAAACTGTTTTATTTAAATTTTTATTTGGAAAATCAAAAATACCTTTTATAGATACATTCTCTTCTTCTAAAACGGGTATCTCATTTTGAAATATACCAAAAAAATTATCAAATAAAACTTGTTTTTTTATTGAAAATACATCATAATCAAAAATCACTGTAAAATCCTTTTCAATTATTACCTTTATAAATGAAGAATCGTATTCATTTTCTCTTTTCTTTTGCTCCTTTTCTTGTAATATCATTTCTTTCGTTTTCTTTGTAATTATCTCTTCTTCTCCCTCAAAATCACCAAAAAGTTCTTCTTCTTCTTCCTCATCTCGAATTATTTCATCTTTTATTCGTTCCTCTTTCTCCTTCTTTTTAATAATTCTTTGTTTATTGATATATAAAACGATTTTTTCAAGACTTTTATTACGAATCCAATGCTCTGCTGGAATAAAATCTCCAAATATCTTATAAAAACCACTACAGCTTGCAAATTGCACCTCTGAATTCAGAACAATTAAATTGAATATATCTAATATTGAAAATTGTTCGGGTATATCCAACTTCAATTTTACAATATTGTCTTCAATTATAAAATCTGTAAAGGGAATTCCTTCTAATTTTTCTAAATCTGTTGTCGATGATAATAAATTACTATTTTTATTTAACCAATCTTTGATTTTTTTTTCAAACTCTCTTTTCTTATTTGAGCTTTCTAAAAAACATTCAACTATATAATTCTTATCATATTCAATTCTTAATTCTGATAAAACTTCAAATAATTCTTTTAAAAGTGTTTCTACAAATTCTCGATTATTATTTTCAATTAAAGAATCTCTTAATTTTAATAACTTAGTATTGTAAATTATAAATGGAATTATTATATCATTCATTGAATTCAATTCTGATTTTTTTAGCAACATATCTTCAAAAATCTTTTTGAAATAATTCTTACCATGTGAAAAATTACTTTCATCAGATACATAATCTTTTAGTTCCTTTAATAAATCTTCAACAATATATCTTTTATTATCTTCAAATTTAGACGGATATCCATCTGGAAAGTATATGTATTTTGGTAACGTTTCAAATATAATTGCTAACTTATTTTTTACATTATTTTCACTATCAATATTTGATATTGATACTTTCTTATCATTAAAAAAGACATTCATTTTATTTATTTACAAATCTTATTTTTTTAATATTTTTTATAGAACCATTTATATCAAACAAAATAAGCAAGATCACAATATAATTTAAAAAAAATGATTAAATTAGTATCTTACATAAACTTTTATAAGTATGAATATTCCAGATGAGTATAAATCACTTAGTTTACATATAGCTTTAGAAAGAGCTGATAAGAATAAAGATTGGAAAGCTTTTCGAGAAATATATAAAATATCTCCTATCACTTTAAAAAGTCATTTAATTATGACTTCTATATTTGACTACAATTATCTTAAACTTTCAAAAGAAGAACAGAACCAGTTATTCAACTTATGAAAAAAATGAATTTATAATTAAAATAACACTGAAAAAGACATTATAATGATGAGATTTAGTCTTATTGCTTCGTATTTGAGACACAGTATAAATATACATATTATTCTATGGTATATTTCTATTTATATTCTCCGACTTTATTTTATATTGAACATATATTGGTTATATGCACCGTTCTTAATTATCATTTATTTATTTCTACTCGATTATATACTTTGATACCAATCATGTATTTATTTTTAATTTAAAATATAAAGAAAGAACAAGAAAATGGATTATATCAAAGAAGCAAAGTATGAATTGATTCTTGGAATAAAAAATGAAGAATCAAAAGAAATCATCAACATTCTCGAACAATATTATAAAGATTTAGTAGAAATAACTAAAGTAAACAACTTAAAAACACAAAAAACCGAAAAACAAACAATAAAATATGTTCTTAATGTGTTTGTCTTCAATTTTGAAGAAGATATTCAGTCGAAAGAACATAATCATAAATATTTTTTTTCAAGCAAAGAAAGTTTAATAGATTTCTATGAAAATAACAAAGACATTTTAGAAAAAAAGAAATTAACTGTTGATTGTATTGATTATATAAATCCTATCAATTTAAATCATGGAAGTCAAGAAATTCCATTTCATCATTGGAACGAATATTCAAAAAAATAAATTCAATTATAATATAATATTAATTGATATTATATTCTTATCTTAACTTTAGAATTCATCAGAATAGTCTGATTCTAGTCCGTTATTATAATTTTCTGATTCAATTTGCTCTTTTGATTTGATATAAATGGAGATTTTACCTAATGAATCACCTACATTTGATCGAAAAAGCAATGGTTTACCTGGAAAAATTTGCATACTATTACTCAAACCAGCAAGCTTTGTTATTCTACATAATTGTTCTGTAAGAAATTCTTGATTATATTCCACTGAACTTTCTGTTAATTCATCATCATCTACTTCTTCATTTTCTTCTCCAAATTGTACTGTTCTTTTCAATACTCCTCCAGCATTACAATGAAATACTATTTGATAACTCTTTGCTGTTACCTTTATCGTTGTCCCAATATTTGCCATATCCTTTGACATCTTCTGAAATTCAGATGAAGGTACTATTACGGGTTTCAAATATCCTGTAGGAATATCTATATCCAAATTCTGAACGTTCTGAATCTTTATAAATGACGTCGATACTCGATTATTCTCCTTTGGAATCACCTTTATCGCCAAATCATTTGGAGACTTATCATCTATGAATAATTCGATATTATCTTTTTTCTTGATCGAGCGGAGAAGACGATGAAAAAACGAGAGGTTGATTCCCAGTATCATTTTCTCTCCTGAGAATTTATAAATACTGAAGTTTTCGGCTTCAAGTTTAAGTTCGATTAAGATAGTTCTATGATGATCCATTTGTCCAAGGTATATACCAGTTTTATCAATAACAAAACAGCCAGTTTTAATATTATGGGCCAAAAGTTCGGATAAAATCTTGATACTGTATGCTTGGGAAGTCTTAGCTCTGAATATAATTGTCATATTATTTTAACATAATTTTGTATGACTTTAAATAAGAATTAGAAAAAATTCATTAAAATTTAAAAATCAATTTAAAGACATAATTAATTCCAATCATATCCTTCTTCATTTTGTCGAAAATTGTGTAAAATTAAACACTATTTAAAGACAAGATATATTTAATTAGATATGGAACAAATAAATATAATTCAATTGGTTGAAAAGAACCCAATTACTAGACTATCTAAAGAATATGAGAATTCTTTAATCAATAAAGTAAAGAATGGTTTCTCA